GAAGTAATTAACCCTACTAATCCAATAAACTTTCCTTCTCAATTTTTAAATGGAACTTGGGGGGTCAGTTTTAGTTTGAATTGTTGGAATGTAGGGTCTGCTCCATCAGACAAAGGTCTCGCTATCTATTTTAATTTCATAGACGGCAATAGTAATACTTATACTGGATTTAATTATAGACAACAAACTCCATTCGCTAATTGGTTCAACGCAAGTGGATATACAAATACTTCTCAACAACCTCTATCAATTACTTATACAGATTATTTTGATTTTACTGGTGCGGTTAATAATTTACAATTACAAATCAATTGGTATGGCGACCAATCTTATCCGCAGGAGTTTAATTTATCTACTACATTTACTCTTATGACTTTAATTTCTTAACAATCTATATGATAGAAATAAGAAATTCGGCAACGAAGTTGCCTAATTTATTATCAACTCCGCAGAGCGGTGACCCATTACTAACCGATGAAGATGAAAGATTTGTTATGTTTCCTATTAATTATGACGATATATGGTCTTTGTATAAGAAACAAGTAGATTGTTTTTGGAGAACCGAAGAAATAGATTTAGTTAAAGATTTGACAGATTGGAACCAAAAATTAACTGATAATGAGAGATATTTTATTTCTGTTATTTTGGCATTTTTTGCATCATCAGATGGAATTGTTAATGAAAATTTAGGAGTAAGATTTATGAATGAAGTAAAAGTAAGTGAAGCAAGAGCATTCTATGGTTTCCAAATTGCGATGGAAAATATACATAATGAAACTTATTCACTCCTTATTGATACTTTGATAAATGATAAAAGAGAGAAACACAAACTCTTTCAAGGTATTAAAAATTTTCCTTCCATTAAAAGAAAAGCAGATTGGGGTAAGAAATGGATATCTGATAGTAGTAATTTTGCAACAAGATTAATAGCATTTGCATGTGTAGAAGGTATAATGTTTAGTGGTTCATTTTGTTCTATCTATTGGTTAAAGAAGAGAGGATTAATGAATGGTTTAACTTTTTCAAATGAATTGATTTCACGAGATGAAGCACTTCATACAGAATTTGCTATTCTTCTTTATTCTAAATTAAGAGAGAAAATATCAAAAGAACAAATACATACTATAATAAAAGAAGCAGTAGAAATAGAAATAGAATTTATTTGTGAAGCATTACCATGCAGATTAATTGGAATGAATAGTGATAGTATGAGTAAATATATAAAATTTGTAGCAGATAGATTAGCAATTCAATTAGGATGTAATAAAATATATAATGTAAATAATCCATTTGATTTTATGGAAATGATTTCAATAGAAGGTAAGACTAACTTCTTTGAAAGAAGAGTAAGTGAATATTCTCTTTCTACAAAAGATAAAACAGAAGAACTCCAATTTGATATTTTATAAACTTATTATATATGTTAAGTGAGATTTATTGGAGTTTTTTCACAACAAGCGTAATAAGTTTTTTAATTGTCATTATTCGTATGGGGTATAAATCAAAATGTAAAAGTTGTAGGTGTTGTGGGTGTGAATTAATTAGAGATGTTGAAGGAGAAGAAAAATTAGACCAATTAGAAATTGAACGACATCCTGAAACAAAAACTAATATTAATAATATATAATCTATAATATGCCAATAATAGATGACCAATCCTTATATGAAAAAGTAAAAGAATATGCAGACCAAATTTATCAAAAACCAAGTGCTTATAAAAGTGGGTTCATAGTTAAAACTTATAAAGAATTAGGAGGAACATACACAAATGATAATAAACCTAAAAATCTTAAAAGGTGGTATTTAGAAAATTGGGAAAGTATATCAAAACCAAATGAATATCCAGTTCTTCGTCCTACTAAAAAAGTAAGTAAGAAAACACCATTAACTGCAAATGAAATATCTCCATCAAATTTAAAAAAACAAATTAAATTAAAACAATCTTATCAAGGTAAGAAAAACCTACCACCATTCAAAAAAATAAAAAATAATAATATAATGCCTCAAATAATTTATATAATGGTATCACCAAGATTATTTAAGAAGTATCGTGTATATTTAGATGATGGAACATATTATGATTTTGGATTAGATAATTCTCAAACATATTTAGACCATCATGATAAACAAATAAGAGAAAATTATAGATTAAGACATTTAGGAAATGCAAAAGAAAAAGAATTAATAGAAAATCTTATACCAAGTCCCTCTTTATTCTCTTATTATTTACTTTGGAATACAACATCTTTAATAGATAATATTGAAATATTAAATAAAATGTTTAGAAATAAATATAAATAATTAATTGAATGGAAGAATGGAAAATAATTGATAATTATAAAAATTATCAAATATCTAATTTAGGAAATGTTAAAAATATAAAAACAAATAAATTATTAACTCCATATTTACATAATGCTGGGTATTATAAAGTTGATTTATGTGAAAATTATAAAAGAAATAAATATTATATACATAGATTAATAGCAATATCATTTATTCCAAACCCAAATAATCTTCAAGAAGTAGACCATATAGATAAAAATAAATCAAATAATTCAATAAATAATTTAAGATGGATTACTCATAATAATAATGCATATAATCAAAATAAAAAGAAGAATTCAACATCAAAATATAGAGGTGTTTCAAAAGGAAATAATGCTTGGGTAGTTACAATAAAAATAAATGGTAAACAAAACTATCTTGGAACTTTTAAAACAGAAGAAGAAGGTGCTATTGTTTTTAATGATTTTATAAAAAATCATAATTTAATAGAATTTATAGATTTAAATATTATTGATTGAATTCGTTATTTATAAAAAAATATAAAAGTAAATAATATAAGATGAGAAACCATATTCCTAAACTTAAAACTCTTAAATATACAAAGACAAGAGAAGAACAAGAAGAAGATTATACTGGAAGATTGATATTAATAGAAAGTGATAATCCAAATTTTTCTCATGAAGTATATGATTTTAAAAGTGGTGTATTTAGAGGATATACTGGAAATAAAAATTATAAAAAGAATATAGAAAGTAAGAATGAAGAGAGAAAAGAAGAATAAAATATTTCTAATAATATATAAGATGTATATTATAAGAAAAATTCGTAATAAAGATGCTTATACGGTAAAAAACATTGAAACTGGTGAAATTCATAGTAAAGGAACAACAAAAGAGAATGCAGTAAAACAAGTAAGATTATTACAAGCAATAGACCATGGATTTAAACCAACAATAAGAGGGGGTTCTCTCAATTCTCTAAAAAATAATACAATATATAAATTTCTCAAACAATTTTATACTGATAATCAAATATATAATATTTCAAAAGAAATTATAAAAATAGGAAATACAAATATTAAAATGAAAGGTGGATTTTTAAGTAAGACTAAAACAACTGATTTAACAAAATATGCATTTTATTTAATTTCTACTTTTGGATTAGCATTATGTTTAGCATTTGCAAACAAATATGTGAATGAGATGACACATAATAATAATTATGACAAACCATATGAACCAGTTTATTTGGATGAAGATACGGTAAGATTATAATATTAAATTATTTATTATTATATGAATGAATTTTTTATAAATCCTAATAGAAGAGAGTTAAATGAGAGAACATTAAAAGAAGCAATTGAACGATTACCTTTATTTTGCACTGATGATGATATTAAAAGATATTTGGGTCATCAAATGAAAATTTATAAATATAGTGAATTGGATGAAGTTGTAGATATTAAACATATTTTACCAGTAGAGAAATCATGTTGTATTGTCTTAATAGAAAATGAAAAGAATTCAGGGCATTTTGTTGCACTTGGTAGAAAAGATAATAAAATTATACAATTTGATAGTTATGGTTCTACTATTGATTATGAATTAAAATTTATTCCTAATATAATGTTAAATATATTAGGAGAACAAAGAAATACAGTAAGAGAATTAATTGAACGAAGTGGATTAGAAACAATACATAATAAGACACGATTTCAAAATACTAAAAAAGTATTTGGTTATGATAGCAATATTTGTGGAAGAGCATGTATTATATTTTGTCAATTATTAATGTTAAATTATTCATTAGAAGAAATCAAAGAATTTATAGATTATAAAAGGTATGAATATGAAAATTTATTTGATGTTGAAAGTCTTCCTTATGATGTTGTAATATCATTAATTATTCGTTAAGAAATATAATATTTATAATGTTATATGTCTTCTAATAGTTTGCTTCAACAGAATTTATTATTTCCAAGAATTTCTGCTGGATTTGGAACATCATCTGATTTAGGACCAGTTACACTTACTTTTCCATTTACTTATAATAATCCGCCAAATGTTTTTATAACAGTATCAAATATTCCTTACTATGTAAATATTAACAATGTTACCACAACATCATTTCAAGTGCAAATATATGATATGAATGATGATTTAATTGCTACGCCATTTGATTGGTTTGCGATTAATCAAAATGCAACAGACCAATAATTATAATATTAAGTAATAATATATGGATGGTTTAAGAATAAGAAAACAAAGAAATCAAATGTTATATCATATTCATGATATGACTGGTAATATTATTTCTTCTCATCCTTCAAAGAGAGAAGCAAATAAAAATTTGAAAATGATATTACAAGGTGGAGTAAGAATTCATCCGAAGATTAAAGAACATTTAGATTATCTTACTTCTTTCTATACTCCTGAATATCTTACCAAATTAGCAAAAGATATTTTAAATTATGGAAGTAAGAAGGTTAGCAAGTTAGCATATGAATTGATTAAGATTTTAGGAATTACAGTAGCAACACTTTTAGCGCATCAATTATTAGCACAATTTGGAATTTCAAGTAATGAATTAACACGTTATGATTACCAAAATTATATTAATTCTTTACCAACTAAAAAGTAAGAAAATGAGAGAAATGCATAATTGATTGTTGAAGTAAGAGTAAATAATCAAATTAGACCATAACTCAATCACAATTATAAATGTTCTTTATAATTGTGTAAAACATGAATGGCGACATCATAATTGATAATGAAATACTAATTGACATCATATTACAATCATAAAATAGTAATTGATAATGGTTTCAATAAAAAATTTTTTATTGAAACCCCAAACAATATGCGATTATGACAGCATTATCGTCATGAAATACTATCTTTCTCTCTATTTTAGTCATTTTCAGTCTAAATTCATAATTATAAATGTTATTTATAATTGTGATTGAGTTATGGTCTAATTTGATTATTTACTCTTACTTCAATTTGCGATTATGCTATTTACTGAAATGATGGTATCCAAATTGCTAAATAATTAATCCCAATAGCACTCGTAATATTTGTGCCAGTTACTGTATCAAACTTAACATAAGCAAATCCAGTATTAGTAATAGCACCAACAGATAATACAACTTGGTCCCATGTTCCACCTTGTGAGTTTTGAAGTAAAACATAAGGAGTAGCACCACTTGGAAAAGGTTGTGAAAATACTATATTTCCTGTGCTCTCTCCAAATGTTCCAGTTTGGATTAATGCATTCGTTGGAAGGTTCAACAAAGTATGTGCTGACATTATAATATTATAAAGATAATAATTATTATAATTTTTGCTAAATTATATTGATGATAAATTTATATAATATTGTGCGCCATTTATATTAACTCTTAATTGTTGAGTTGATGTAGCAGATGCATTAAAATATATAACTGCGTCAGTAGTTCCAAATGATGGGTCTCCACCTTGATTAGCATATATAGTATTATTAACAGTTAAACTATATGAGTTTGATACAGTTACATCACCAGTTAAATATATTTCTCCTGATTGTAGGGTTGATGAAGTAGATGATAATATTAATGTATTTTCATAAACTGTTCCAACTGATGAAAGTGTTTTAAATTGTATATCTGAATTATTACCTGATGCTTGAATAACATATGAAGAATTAAGAACATTATCTCCTAAATATATATTTCCTGATGGTATATAAATATCATCGGCACCATTTTTTCTTCCTAATACCATTTGATTATTAATTCCAGTTAAAATAGGTTCAGACCCAGCACCAATAAGAGTTAAATAATTATAAGAATATGTATCTGTATCTATTTGTGTAGCAGTATTACCAATATAAGTATTATTTGAACTTAAACCAACATCATTTTCTCCTGCACTAAATCCTATCGCAGTATTATAACTACCATTACTATCTAATAAAGTAAAACAACCATATGCTGAATTAGAATTGCCAGTTGTTAAAGTAGTTGAACTATTATATCCAACTAATGTATTTCCATCCCCATTTAAATAAGTTGCGATAGAAGAACCATATAAAGTATTAAATGATATATTATTAAAATTTATAGTATCATAATTATATCCTAATGCATTATTATCATTAGGTAATTGTCCTACGGTTCCTACTACATTTTGGACGAATGCTGTATTTGCTACTAAATATGAATTATCTTGACTATCTTGTGTAGCACATGTTATTTCTGCATTTTCAAAATCATTAATAGAAGTATTCGTATATGTATTAATTGTATTTGTTGAAACATTACCCCCACCACCTCCTCCTGCTTCTGTTTGTTGAGAACCATTTGGAAATTGAATATATCCATTTGTTAAAATCAAATTTCCGTTTAACTTTGAATTTTCTAAATTTGAAAAAGTATTTGATGACATTATACTATAAGATATTATTTTAAAGAAATCTTAATTCCGGATAAATTCTTGGGTCATTGGAACTTCTAAAAAGATGTCCTCCTTGAACTGGTGTATCTGCTAAAGGCAAATTTGCTGGTCGTGCATTTAGTCTCATATAATTATATTGTTGAATAACTGGTGTAATTGCATCAACTAATTCTTTCATTTGATTACCAAAATCTAAAATAGAATTACCATATGCTTTAAATTCAGTTTCTGTTATACCACTTTCATTTAAAAAATCTTCTAAATCATTAGGGTCCCCATTTTCTATTTCATCTAATGCATCACTTCCTTCTCCTAACAATTGTGTTGGAGCATTTCTAAATTCACCAAATAATCTTTTAATAAATAATTCTTGTTGTGGAGAGAAATAATTATAAATTGTTAAAACATTATTAATTATATAATTTGTGTCATCAATAACATTTATTCCACCTTCTATAAATAATTTTAATAATTCTTTATATGGTAAGTCGTGTTCTAATATTTGTCTTACTTTTAAATTAAGTTTTTGTAAAATTATTAATAAATTTTGATAAACTTGAGTTACTTGTGATTTTGTTGGTGCGGTGCTTAATTGAAAATTATCCTCTTGTGCTGTTTCGGTTTTGTTCATTCTCTTCTTAACTCTATTCAATTCATCTGTATCTAAATTATGATAATTTGCAGTTGATGGATAACCTAAAAGAGGCATTTATATATACAAAGATTTTAATAAAGATTATTGCTTTTAATATATGCACTCGCTTCTCCTAATTTCATACCATGTTGTTGCATTAGTTGTTTAATAAGGGCACCTCTTGCTGATGGTGCTTTTGTTCTTGGTTTACGACCCAAACCTATTTTCTTATTAATAATATCACCAACATCCTTACCACCCATTCCTCCCAAAGTAGCACCAACAGCACTTCCAAGAGGACCCCCAACTTCTCCTACTAATCCACCCAAACTCGCTCCTAAAAATCCAGTAGCACTTGGAATTACTGCTCTTGCATATTTCTTAAAAGTTGGAGATGTATTCTTATAATCTTGTTTAATATCACTTCCTATTTTCTGAAATGATTTTTTAATGTTTGAAGGTTTCAATGCATTGCCAATATCTTTGAGAGAAAGTCCTCTCTTACCAGCAACAAATGGACGAGGCATAGAACGAACATAATGACCTCCTATATCATGAAATTTACTTGATTTCTTTGTCGTATAATCTAACTCATTTGGATGTGTCATAGAAAGCATTCCTTTTGTTCGTCCAGCACCTTTTGGTTTTCTTCTTGAAATTGGATGCTTCAAAGGAATATTAACTGATGGATGAGAATTTGTCGTAGGTTGAAGCATAGCAATTTCTTCTTTATATATTTGTGAAGTATTAACTGAAGACCCTCTTCTTCCAGCAGTTACTGCTAAACTTTCCGGATAAATAATAGGATATCTTGATGAAGAATTTCCACTCATAATATGTGTTCTCGGTCTTGTTCCACCACGAAGACCACTAAAATCATTTACTAAAGGAGTAAATGCATTATTAAGAGCAAATCTCATATCCAACTCTTTAATTCGGTTATTCACTCGTTGATTATACAAATCAGTTCCAATAGGTCCTTGTGGATTTCCTGACATATTATATTATCTATTAAGATTTTTATTTTCCCAATATCTATTTTTATTATATTTCTTTATTCTTTCTCTCTTTTCTTCATTATTATAATAACTATTTTGTCTTGCTAAAAGTTTCTCTCTATTCATTTTATAATATTCTTTCAATTTATTTTTATTTATTTCATAATATTTTTTACTTCTCTCTATTTGTGTCCTTGAAGGAATATATCTATTAACTGCATCTTGTTCTTTTTCTAAATATTCTCTCTCTTTTAAAAATCTATTATTTAAATCTTCTAAATTATTATATTCAATTTCTTCTAAAATTATTAATTCATAATCTCCATTTTTTAATATCTCGTATGAAGAACAATAATTTAATTTATTATTTTCCTTATATTTATTAAAATAACATTTATGAATTGATATTCTCTTTTTTATATTTTTAGTGCTTCCTATATAACATTTATTATTTGTCTTATCAAGAAGTTTATAAAATGTAATTTTCATTTTATAAAATATAATTATTTTATTTTTTTATAATTGAACGAGATTATATCCGAAAAAGATTTGATTAAAAATCCTACCTTTTGGGTAGAATTTATTAATTTAACGAACCAATCTATGTAACTTAGATTTTCTATGCATCATTCCACCACTAATACCTGATTGAAGACCTCCACCACTAATTCCTGCTTGAAGACCACCTCCCATCATTCTCTTATGTGCTATGCTCCTATGGTGTTTCATGTTTTTCGCTGGATGTCTTGCCATCATAGAACCTCCCATAACTCTATCATAAACTCCTCTTGATATTTCAGGCACTTCACTACTTTCTGATGTCGTCAAAACTAACTCTTTGGAGAGAATAGAAATAAATGTGCTTGATTGACCTTGTTCCGTAATAAACAAACCACTATTAGCACACACAACACATATCTCCGGTTGAATAGTTGTTCCAGGATAGTTATTAGTAACATTCAACTGAAACTGCACTTGGAACTGACCGATGCTATTAGGAGCAAGATAATTAGGAAGAGAAAGCATTGTAGGGTCAATTACCAAAACTGACCCAGTTGTAGAAACAGCAGAACCTTCACCATCTATAGAATTAAATTGTGCTTTTCCACTCCATTCCAAAAAGTTCTGATTAGAACCAGCAGAAGAAGACATTGCCCACAATTGTGCTGTCGTATAAGACGACAAAAGACCACTTGCATTGTTAAAATTAACTGACACACTATTAATAGTAAAGAAACTATCACTATTTTTAGGAGTTTGATTTGACATAGGAACTCTAACCGTAATAATAAAATAATCAGGAATACAAGAAATCTGTAAAGTATTAGAATTAATAACAGATGGAACATTATAAACACATGCTGGTGTTCCATTTGAATTTGTCAAATACCGAGGTGTATCCCAGTATTGAACAACATTCTTTGCAGAAATAATTTGAGAAGGTTGAGAAGAGAGAAAGACAAAGTTGAAAAGAGTATTGCTAAAAGCATTCTGTCCATTCCATCCCAATGAAACCGAATAAGGTCCAGTATAAGGGAATGCTGTGCTCCAAAATCTTTTACACGAATTATCAAGAGAAAAGTTAAACGAAATCGTATTCACGCCAACCAACCCAGCAGAACCATATTCACAATCAGAATAAGTAAAAGGAGAAAGACACAAAATTGGTTCTTCAACCGTAATTTGAAGTTGAATGACCCAGTAATCCGTTGTAGCAGTAGAAATAAGACTTCCATCCGTAAGAACACCACCAACATAATGCGCTACATCATTAACTGTAACTGGATAAGCACCTCTTGGAATTTGGTCTATATCATAAGAAGCATCACCATAATTTCCTAAAGGATTATTAGCAGTATTCACACCACTTGAATACAATGCATACTGACTATCAACAAACGAAGGAGTTGTAGAATTATATCTATACAATTCACGAGAGTTATTCAATCTCAAAAGAGATGGTAAGATGTCCTGCACATTCTGCGACACCGAACAATTATTAATAGTTGCTTGAGATGTCGTAAATAAACGATTGAGAGGAAATGATTGAGGAGCATCAGTAACACCAAGATTGAAGGCAAGACTATCAAGAGGAACACCAGCGCCAGTAGTAGAAGAACCAATATTAATAGTAAAATTAATTGTAGAGCGAATAGTGCATTTTCTATCTATAATAATATTTTCTGAAGGAACATTTATTTGAGCAGTAATAGACGAATTAGTAGCACTCGTAGGAGCAAATGAATAACCAGTATTTTGCGAACCTGACATTTTGACAGCAAATTCTAAATCCGAAGTAATATCGGCAATTCTGCTATCTGTTATTAGAACGGTTGAAAAGGCACTCATATATTATTAGTAAAGAATATAATTTTCATATTATTCTTTATTTATATTCTTTGAATATCTGATAAATAATTAAGCAACATATTGCTTAATTATTTATTTTTACCTTAATAGAGAGAAATATATTTCCTTAATATGTATAAAAGGGACTTGTCCCTTTTATACATAATCTGATAAAGAATTAGGCAACAAAGTTGCCTAATTCTTTATTTAATATGCTTGTCTTTTCTTAAACATTACTAACATAGAAAATGTTTGACTTGATGCTAAAAGAAATGGATTGAATTGACCTAAATAGTCCTTCCAATAACAATTAATCTGAAATAGTTTCAATTGTTCTTCTCCCATGAGAGAAACAAATCTATATACAGATGGCTGGTAAGATATACTTGGTCTATATATTTGATTAGGTGATTGAAATGAAGTAATTATATTTGCAATATTTGAATTTCCACTTTGTGGTCCTACATTAACTCCTTCAAAAAATACTTGTGAAGGTAAGATAGAAGTAGAATTAATAGGAATAGTATTCGTTGTGAAATTTATACTTTCTACTGGGTTCCATATTCCTACTGTCGTATATGTTTGAGTAATTCCTACTGCTGGAACTTGTGTTGTTCCTATAGTAGGTAAATAAGTAAGATTTGTTCCATTAAATGAAAATACTTGTAATTGGAAATTCTTACCATTTGGTTGATTTGGTCCTAAATATGTTGCCAAGAAACTCTCCATTAATCCAAACATAGGAGCATTAAAATATATTCCAATTGGGTCAGTAGTATTAACAGTAGGGTCATAACCTGCTTGGTCTGCATAAATTGTCATTAAATTAGTATCTACTGAATATACTATAACTGGAGGATTATCAGTTGGAAGAACATCACCTCCAGCAATAACTATAGTCTTTAATTGTGCGAAACATGTGTTGAATGTTTGTTGAAATAAATATACAACCCATTCATAAGAGAGAGTATTATAATAACCAGTTGAATTGTCTTGTAATTGTGGAACATTTGCACTTGGTGGTTGAGGTTGAATAGCATATAAATTTTGTGGTTGCCATTCTAAAAATGTTTGATTTTCATAAAGGGTTCCTCCAATAGTAACCGACAAAGTAAATGAATAAATTGTTTCAGTTGCACTCGTTGAACCAGGTTGAATTGTTGGTATCCATACTGGTAATGAACTCGTATCTAACTGAAATCTTACTATTGAAACTTCAAATTCATTCGCTGGTGCAGAAAGAAATGGAACATCTCTCTGATTTGTAAAAGTAAGAGGTTGAGGAACTGTTTGAGTTGATGCTAAATTAACTGCTTGCAAATCTATGAAATAATAATCAAATGCACTATCTTTATTACGAATATGTGATGGAATTTGGTTTGTTCCTCTAATCAACTCATTCTTAAGAGTTTTATAAATAGGATAATTTTCATTAACATCTCTAACTAAATTAGATTTAACACGGTTCATTATATTATACAATTAGATTATAATATAATAAAATTTAACGCTTTTTTAGGTGACTTTGTCTCCTAAAAAAGTGTCTTGAAGATTTAAAGCGAACAAAGTTCGCTTGAACTCTTTTAACGCTTTTATGCTACATTATTTCTTTAAATATACATCTTTTTGGATGATAGAAGACCCCATATGTTTCAAATCAGTTTCTAATTCTTCTTGTTGTTTGATTAAATCTTCGTATTTGTGAGAAATGAAGAGGTGCCTCAAAGCGGATGTGCTTAACTTCTTTTTAAAAATTCTATTTAATTTATGAGTAAGTTTGCTATTAGTCATTTTATTTCCATTGTTATCAAAAAGAAGATAATCATTATCATTTACTTTTATCCATTTCTTTAAAATACTTTGAAGTTGTTTTGGTATTTCTTCTATTTGCTGTCCATATGTTGAAGAAGTTTTATATTTATTGAAGATAAATTTATTCTTTAATATATAGTTCTCATTAGGGTCTATATTTCTTACTTTCATGAAAATATAATCACCACTTCTTCTTGGTGGAGTAAGAAGATAGAGAGAAAGAATAATATAATTAAGTATTTGTTGTTTATCGTCCATAGTTAGATTTTTCTTCTTATAAGTATGTTCTGCAATTTCTCTCGTTTGTTGATAAATATTATTTAATTCTTCTTTTGACAACCAATAATTTTTCTGTGTATGGTCTTTTACTTGCAACTTAACATTCTCATTATAATGAGATATATCCTTATTCATTTGTTTTTGATAATTTGGGTTCATAGTAAGAATATATAAACTTGCTAAATAAGTTTTTCGTTTTTGTGGTTCATAATTTTCTAAAAATTTCATAATTTTCTCATAATTATTAAATAAATTAATATCAATAGGTATTTCTCCAAATACTTTATAAAATAAATTTTTTAAATTTGATGAATATGTTGCTAATGAACTATCTGCTAAATGACTACGATTTTGTTTCAATACTTCTTTAATCTTATCCATAATAATATTATATGAGAAATTATTATTAATATATTATCGCATATTATTTTTATAATTAGAATGGCGACAATTATCGCCATTATTATTATCTTAAATAAATCCGTTTTGCGGATTTATTTTTCTACTAATATTGGAAAACATGTATCCATTAAATTTCTCATTTCTAATAGATAATAATTTATTAATCTTTCTATTTGTGGTGTTAGGTTCTTTATATAAAAATCTTCTTCATGTTCATCTTCATTTCCAAATTCATCTACAAAATTATCCATTTTAATTTTAATTAATTTTAATAAAGTTCTTATAAAGAAATCATTTCCATTATATTCTAAATAATATATTCGTTTATAATGTAATTTTAACCAATTTACAATAAATTTTCTTTTATTTACTAATGCATTTATGAATTTACCTTGTTTTTCATCTGAATATGTTTTAAATTCTTTTTCGCTAAATCTTTGCATAAATTTATTAAGTTGTTCTACAACTAATTTTTCATCCTCCGTTTCATATTCATATTCATATGTTTCAAAGAAATTATCATGTTGATTTATTGGTGGATTATAATTTTCATCATCATCATTATCTGTTTCATATTCTGTATCACTATCTTTATCAATAATTTTATTAATTGGTTCAGATGCTTCTTCTTCTTCTTCATCCGATAATTCTTCTTCTTCATCAACAACATCATCATCTTTTATCATTTGTTCTATTTGTAATATCTTACCATAACACTCTTCACAATGATTATCATAATGTTCTTCACTTGCATTAATTCCACATGAAATACAATAATTAATTTCTTCTTCTTCTTGTATCATTATTTCAGTTTTATCTCCTTCAGAGATTTGATTAAAATTTTTAACCGAAAGGTTAGGAATTGTTAATTTGATTTCTTGAATATCTTGAATTTCTTGATTACCTTTATCAATAATAGTTTCAACCAAACTAATCATATCATCCATTTTTTCAATTTTATCATTTGCTTCTATTGTCTTAACAATATTATTAATAACTAATTTAATTGGTTCTTTCATATCCATAATATAATCATTATAATATTCTTTGAAATTATCCGAACCAACAATAAATAATTTCTTTTCATTTAACCAACACATATAATCATAACATTCTTGAAGAGTTAATTTTGGTTCTTCATTTGGTCTTACTTCAACTTGTTTCTTTGTATTTTTTGGAATATTAGATTTCTTCATTTTTGATTTTTCTTCTTTTTGTTTTTGTTTTTGTTCTTTAAGTTCTTTCTTGATTTGTTTCTCTTTTTCCTTTTGTTCTTGTTTAAGTTGTTTCTCTTGTTCTCTTTGTTCTTTGGTCTTTTTAATAGGTTTGGATTTATATACATTCATAACACCACTACAACCCTTATTATAATGGGTTGAAATATTCTTTTTACTCATATCCGGTTTATTGCATTTTGGACAATTAATTCTTTCTACAACTTTTTTGGTTTGATTAATAATAACACAAGTTTCAGATGATGGGTTCATTACGCTTATATCTTACTATATAGTCTTACCTTTAAGTTAATATCATATAATATATATAATATTAAATATGGGTAAGAGTAGGAAGATACTTATATGTCTCTCAATTTTCAATTTTTTGTAAATCAGAATAAATACAAGAAATTGTATAATGTTGATATATTTCACATTTACTACGATGCATCTTCATTCGTGAAGAATTACTATAATATTCTTCTTTGCTACATAATTCACAACATTTTATTTTATCAAGAGCATTTTTCTTTGGTGGTTTTGGAAGAAGTGCATTAGTGCATTTCTTACTACCTTTATGTGTTTTAAGATAAGAATTAATAAATACTTCTGCATTACATTCAGGACAATTCATTTTAGTAGTTGTATTATATTTTGCTGTAAATTTATTATCATTTTGTAATTTCCAATAGTTTTCCGGTTCATCGTGTATCAACCTCATTTCTTCATTAGTTAGTTTCATTTTATCCATTAACTCTTCATACCAATCTAAATTTTTATCTTTATGCAATTTTCTTAATTCTATTGATAAACTTTCTAACATGACTGGATATCTAATGCGAAATTTTTGAATAATAAATCCTTCAAATGCTCGTAATACATTATGACATTTATCTAATATTTCATTATTTTTTGGTGGATTTTCCATTATATGTTCATTAGACCAATCTACATTTTTAACTCGTTTCTCTCTTATAAATGATTTTATGCTTTGAAGAAAGTTATCTATACAAATATTTATTTTATCCATAGTAAGTGGTGAAGATATGGTTTGGAAATCAATAAAGAAATTATCAACATTCATAATTATATAATAATAATATTAGTATTCTTTAAATGAATATTTGAATATTTGAATATTCTACATTTTCAAGGGTCCAAAATGGGTCATCCTACCTCTCTTTCTATATATTACATACTTCAAGAAAAATTACGATAAACATTTTCTTAAATATAGTTTTGAAATTCCTTTTTAAAAATCAAAAATATTAGAATATTCAAATATTCAAATATTCAATTTATAAATTATCATAAAGCATTATTTTCTTTATAAGACTGAAACAAGTAATAATCTATATTTCTTTCTTACCTTTATAAAATCTTACTCAAAAATATATTATTTCAATACATTCTTACTCTTACTTATTATTCATTATTATACACGAAAATATGAGAATATCCAAATATCCAATTATAATTTCTTATTTTTAGTAAGAAGTAAGAGAGAAAATATGAGAATA